CGGTTCTGACCCGAATACGACTAGTAACATTGGCGTTGCGTTCAACCTGTTCTTCAACGTCATTTCGGCTGGTGCTACGGCGCAGACGGTGACCTGCGGCGGTTCAGATAAATTCGTTGGTACCTTGGGCGTTACGTCCACTGTCTATAACGCGTTTGCGTCTGTTACTAGCACGATTATCACGCTGAATGCGACCACTACTGGTGGCGCTGCGCGTGGTAGCCAGATCACTCTGGTGCCGCTGGCGGCTAACCTCTGGTCTGTAAATGGTGTTCTGGTGGGTTCCGGCACTGCTGCCACGCCATTCTCTTAATCTTCTGGGGGCTACGGCCCCCAATTAACATCTTAGGAGATTAATTATGCAGACAGACGTTCTAGCAAGCGTACCAATTACTGCCAGCGGTCAGTTTACTGACCAAGCTACCAATAATCTTGCTCGTTGCCGGGTCAAGGCGGTCTACATCGTCCCCTCCGCCACAGCGGGTAGCCTTATTCTTAGGGATGGTGGGTCAAGCAGCACGATCAGAATTACAATCAATACCGTAGCATCTGCTAGTCAGCCGACCTATATGTTGCTTCCCGGTGAGGGAATAGTTTTTCAAACCGCTGTATATGGAACGGTTTCAAACCTTGGTTCCGCAACTATAATTTACGGATAAACATGCAAACCAGCAAAGATTTTCATCTGGCGGGTAAGAAGTTGATGATAGGGCTTCCCGCCTATGACCACAAAGTAACTGTAAGCATGGCAGTTTCATTGATGAAACTCAGCCAGATGGTGATGCGGCACGGGATTGATATACAGGTGAATAGCATCTGTGGTTGCTCTGTTGTTTCTCGTGCGCGTAACGTCATTGCCAAAAAGTTCTTGGAGTCTGATTGTGACCACCTGATGTTTATTGACGCGGACATGACGTTTGAGCCTGAGTCAGTCATTCGTTTGATGGGGTGGAATCAAACCCGTGGTGTTGTTGCTGGCGCTTATTTAGCTCGTAAAGAACCGGCTACATATATCTTGTCATTGGATGGCGGTGATGGGATCAATGGTTCTCGCGGCAAAGTCACGATGGATGAGGATGGGCTTGTTAGGGCTTACCGTGTAGCTACTGGCTTTATGATGATACAGAAGCAAGTCTTTACCAAGTTGGCTGAACTGCATCCTGAGTGGAAACACATGGACAACGGCAGTCCGCAAACGCTCTATAGTTTTTTTGACTTCTTGGTAACTCCAGAAGGCATGATTGGCGAAGACTTTCTCTTCTGTGATCGTGCGCGTGAAGCTGGGTTTGAAGTATGGGTTGACCCCACTATCAAGCTAGGGCACATGGGTGTGATTGAGCATAAGAGTGACTTTGGTGAAGACGTTCTGTATCCGTCGATGATTAAAAATCAAACCATGAGTGATGCGGCGTGAGTTCAATTAAAACTTCTCCGGTTACATGGAAAGTAGAACGTTTGAGGTGTAATTGCGGCGGTGAGTTTCGGCATAAGTTTAGTGTTAAATACAAAGCCAATCCGTTCACGCATGTGTGTGATAAGTGTAATGCCGTTGAAGAGACAGACTCCATCTATCCTAAGACTGTGTGGGAGGAAGTATGAGCCAAGCATGGACTCGTAAAGAAGGTAAGAACCCCAAAGGCGGTTTAAACGCCAAGGGTAGGGCTTCTTACAACGCAGCTAACCCCGGTAAGCCCGGACTTAAAGCACCGCAGCCAGAAGGTGGTAGCCGCAAGAAGTCATTCTGTGCCCGGATGACCGGCATGAAGAACAAACTGACTTCATCAAAAACAGCAAACGACCCAAACAGCAGGATAAACAAAAGCCTCCGGGCTTGGAAATGTTAGGAGATAAAAATGGCTGAAACACCAAAACCTGCACCAAAACCTGCACCAAAACTACCATTGGAAGAACGGATTCGCACTTTGGAAACCGATCGGAGGGCGGGAAAATCTGTCCCGGAGCTTGATGATGCTTACCGAGAAATGGACGCGTTGACAAATAAAGGTTACAACAAGGCTACTGGAGGAAAAAAAGCAGGTGGCCCCATAAAAAAGATGGTTCGCGGCGGTGGCATTGAGTCACGCGGCAAGACTAAAGGCCGGTTTGTGTAATGCCTAGCTCTTCAGCTAAACAGCATCGTTTCATGGCAGCAATAGCTCATAACCCCTTATTTGCTAAAAAAGTTGGGGTATCTCAATCTGTTGGCAAAGACTTCAATGCTGCTGACAAAGGCAAGACTTTTAATAAAGGTGGCATGATGAAAATGCGTAAATTTGCAGAAGCTGGTTATGTTGATGATAGCGATATGGATGACGAGGGCAACACAATAAGTAAATACTCAGTAGACCCAAACAGCCGCCGCGCACATGGTTTGTATGACGCTGCGCCTAAGAAAACTGCTGCTAAAAAAACTTATAAACCTGACGAGCCTAGAGGAGCTGAAGAACGTAGAGCATATGGCGCTATGAAGGCTGAAGAAAATAGAGTGAATTTAAACGCAGCAAAAGAAAGAGCGGCTAAGACTGACGCAGAGACACAAAGGCTAGAAACAGCCGATAAAAGGCAGCAACAAGGAAAAGATAGACTGGATGCTGCTTTTAGGCAGTTTAGGTCTGCTCCTTCTGGTACACAAACTAAGCCAATTAAACGAGAATCTGTCAACGTTCTGAAAAAAGGTGGCAACGTTATGGAATCCAAGAAAATGGTTGGTAGAGAAATGGCGTTTATGAAGAAGAAGGGCGCTCCTGCGTCGATGCTTAAGCATGAGAAAGCTGAGATGGGTATGAAAAAAGGCGGTATGCCCATGAAAGACGGTAAACCTGCATTTATGAAAAGGTTTGCTAAAGGTGGCGGTATTGAGTCCCGTGGCAAGACCAAAGGCACAGTCATCCGTATGGCTTCTGGTGGCTCTGTTAGCTCCGCTTCACGCCGTGCTGACGGTATTGCTCAACGCGGCAAGACCCGCTGCTAGGATGCGCCCGTCTCGTGGAATGGGGGCCATAGCTCCCTCAAAGGTGCCAAAGCTCATCAAGAAACGGGATGGGAACGAGCCTGTTAAGGTGTTTAAACAGGGCGGGGAAACAAAGTCCAAAGTAAATGCCGCTGGTAACTACACCAAACCGGGTCTTCGTAAACGTATCTTCAATAGCGTCAAGGCTGCGGCAATTGTAGGCACTGGCGCAGGGCAGTGGAGCGCGAGGAAGGCACAAGTTATGGCTAAACGCTACAAGGCTGCTGGTGGAGGGTATAAAGATTGAGAGCGCCACAGCAATCCCTTAAAGATTGGGGTGACCAGAAATGGCGCACTAAATCTGGCAAACCCTCGTCCAAGACAGGTGAAAGATACCTACCAGAGAAGGCAATTAAGTCTTTAACCTCCTCTGAATACGCTGCAACGACAAGGGCTAAACGGCAAGGTAAGGCGGCGGGTAAGCAGTTTGTAGCCCAGCCCAAGAGCATAGCCAGAAAAACAGCGGGATTTAGATAGAAAGGAAAAGTGATGATCATACTTACACATACCACCACATGCGCTTTTAATAAAGAAGGCCCGTGTAATTGTGGGTATCAAGACTTCATAGATGAATGCCGTGCTGAAGACAACAAAGAAATAATAGATCAGATTATGGCTGACGAAGAGCATGGCTTATAAGACCACAGATACCACCGCTTTTAACCTAGACCTAAATGGTCTGGTAGAAGAAGCGTTTGAGCGTTGCGGACAGGAGCTTCGTTCCGGCTACGACATGCGGACGGCTAGGCGCTCACTGAACCTGCTGACGATGGAGTGGGCGAATCGCGGCATCAATATGTGGACTATAGAGCAGGGCAGTATACCGCTGGTATATACCACCCCAACCCCGACGATTACCTATGACCTGCCGGTAGATACCGTAGACCTGCTTGACCATGTTATCCGCACAGGAACTGGCACCAACCAAACCGACATCAATATCAGCCGCATATCGGTCAGCACCTACGCAACCATCCCCAACAAGAACGCGACGGGTAGACCCATCCAAGTATGGATACAGCGCCTCACAGGGGCTACAGACTCGTCTGGCGCTACCGTCCCGCCCAACATCAACGTCTGGCCTTCGCCGGATAACAGCCAGACATATACCTTTGTTTATTGGCGTTTGCGCCGGATGCAGGATGCTGGAAATGGTATAAATGGGCAGGATATCCCATTTCGGTTTATGCCTTGTATGGTGGCTGGATTGTCTTATTATCTGTCCTTGAAGATACCCGGCGCGGAAGGCCGCATCCAGATGCTTAAAGCTGAGTATCAGGAGCAGTTTGAGATGGCGGCATCGGAAGATCGGGAAAAGGCATCTGACCGGTTTGTTCCCCGCCAGATGTTTATAGGCTAGGTCGTGGGCAATAAGTTTTCCTCTGGCAAGAACGCGATAGCGGAGTGCGATAGATGCGGATTCCGGTATAAACTGACAGAACTACAGCCGTTAACGATAAAGACTAAAGTAACCAACATCATCGTTTGTCCGACATGCTGGGAGCCAGATCAGCCTCAGTTGCAGCTTGGGATGTACCCGGTTAACGATCCACAGGCTGTCAGGAATCCGCGCCCTGATAACAGTTACGTGACTTCAGGGGTGGGTAATGATGGGTATGCAAGTGGTGGCAGTAGAATCATCCAATGGGGCTGGAATCCGGTAGGTGGCTCTAGGCAGTTTGATGCAGCTTTGACCCCCAATAACTTAGCTTTAACGGTTAGTATTGGCACGGTTACAATAGCGGTTACTTAGGAGATTTAAATGAATCCAAAACAAGTTAAGAAGATTGCCGACACAGAAGTAATGAAGGGCGTAAAAGGGCATGAGAAGCGTCTGCACAACATGAAGAAGGGTGGCGTTACTTCAATGTCTATGAAGGCTGTAGGCCGTAACATGGCTCGTGCAAACAATCAGAGGGGCAAATAATGGCTGATAACAAACCCGCTTCTGCCTACGCCAAGCCACATACAATGACCGGCAAGTCCGTAACTGTTAGCAACAACCCCGGTTCCGGTAATGATATGAGTGAGCTTAAAAACCGGGTTATGAGTACCGGCAATGTCAGCACTTCAATGAACAACGAAGTTAAGACCTCTGGCATTCTAGTGCGTGGTGGTAAAGCTCAGACCAAAGGTCGTATGGCCCGTGGCCCGATGGCGTAATCATGGACTACTCAACGCTGTTTATAACAATTAAGGGTTACATAGAGAATGACTTTCCCGATACTGTCTTCTACGGCAGTGATGGGACTACGGTAACGACCCTGACTAGCGTTGAGCAGATCAATACGTTCATTGAGCTTGCTGAAGAACGGATATATAACTCCGTCCAGATACCGGCTATTCGCAAGAACCAGACCGGCTACATGACGCAGAACAACAAGTATTTGTCACTACCTTCGGATTGGCTGGCTACGTTCTCTCTGGCGGTGATTAACCCCACCACAAGCGCACAGAGCTTCTTGTTGAATAAGGATGTCAACTACATCCGTGAAGCATTCCCTACGCCTAGCGCCACTGGAGAGCCAACGCACTACGCTCAGTTTACTGATTCTTCTCTTATTATCGGCCCAACACCAGACGCGTCATATCAGGTAGAGCTTCATTATTACTACTACCCTGAGACGATTGTTACCGCTGGATCGACTTGGCTGGGTAACAACTTTGAAACCGCGCTGCTGTATGGGTCGCTACGTGAAGCGGCTGTATTCACCAAAGGTGAGGCAGATATGGTGGCTAATTACGAAGGTAAGTATCAAGAGTCTCTTGCTCTGCTCAAACAACTTGGCGATGGCAAAGACCGTCGTGATGCCTATCGTAGTGGGCAGGTTAGGATACCGGTGCAATAATGGCGTTTACTGGTAATTACACAACCAACGCCTTCATCTTGGGGATGCCTAGCGGGTCATATAACTTTGCTACTGGCACTTCGGACGTATACAAGATTGCCTTGTATACCAACGCAGCTACGCTTGATGCGTCAACTGCTGTCTATACCGCTACGGGTGAGGTTACAGATGCAGGGTATACGGCTACGGGGTATACCTTAACTGTTAGCACAGTCCCGGTTGTTTCAAGCAATGTAGCGTATTGGTCGTTTGATAACGCTTCTTGGTCTGGTGCCATTACTGCTCGTGGCGCACTGATCTATAAAGTTAGTGGCGGCACAGTCTGTGTGCTGGACTTTGGCGCAGACAAGGCTTCAACCACAACTTTCACGGTTCAGTTTCCTGCGGCAAATAGCACTTCAGCCATCATAAGGATTGCGTAATGCTTGTCAATACAACCAAAGGCGAGATGGATGATTCTTTGCTTGTCAGGAAAGACGGCAACATGGAAAACGACAACGAGAAGACTTCGTGGGTTGAATACTATTTAGGTGACGAGCTTGTTCACCGCTCTGTCCATGTGGAGCTTAAAAACCCGCTTGTCGCTGAAACAACTTTAGGAGAAATGTAATGGCTAATACTCAGGCGATGTGTACGTCGTTTAAAGGTGAACTACTTACTGGGACGCATAACTTTGGCGTTGCGCCTACGCGTGGCTCAACTGCTGCTGACTCGTTTAAAGCTGCTCTATATCTAGCGTCAGCTACGGTTAATGCTACAACCACAGCTTATTCGGCTACCAATGAAGTTTCTGGCACGGGCTATACGGCTGGTGGTGTTGCGGTTACCAATGCTACGGTTCCTGCAACTTCAGGCACCACGGGTTATTGGACACCGTCAGCCAGTATTACCTATACGACAGTTACGCTTTCAACCGCGTTTGATGCTGTCCTGATCTACAACAGCACTCAGTCCAACAAAGCTGTATCGGTTCATACTTTTGGTTCCCAGACGGTGACCGCAGGGACTTTCTCTCTGACGATGCCAGCCAACGCTCCTAGCACTGCACTGCTCAATATTGCTTAAAGGTATGAATCATGGCACTCATTTTAGCTGACCGTGTAAGGGAGACATCCACTACAACGGGTACTGGAGCATTAACACTAGCTGGCGCGGTTGTTGGCTACCAAACATTTTCTAGTGC